CGTATAGACGTAAATGGTCTAATAGCGAGGGTAGGTGGACGCACATCCCAGACAAGTCTGAAGGTCATTCAGAGGCTGCTGACGCATTACGACAGATGGCACAGGCATTCGCTGCTGGTGACTTAGGACGCGGTAAGAAGAAGCATCGTGGAGCGTTAAAGCGTAATATGAAAGGTTTAGTGTAATCGTGGTATAATTATCTCATATATGTTGAGGGTTTAAATATGAAAGCTAAGAAAGTCAAAAAGCCAGTTAAAAAGCCTAAGAAGAAAGGCGGGTATTTACTCTAATGGCAAAGGCAAGAGCATTAGTTGAAGGTGTTAAGAAAGGCGCAGGTTTGCTAGGTGATAGCTTTGACGAGCTAAGACGCTTTGCTGAAGACTCGTTTGATAGACGCTTTTACCGCGACCCTAACGTACAGAACCAAGCACCAGTATATCTACCTGACACAGAGTTAATCCTACCTCCACGCGAACTAGAACGACTGTCATTCCAAGACCTTGAAGGTATGCCGTACTTATCCACAATGGCAGACCGTACTGCAGGAAATAAGATACTAACTGGCATAGGTGGTAAGCCACTAGACCAGCAGGTTATTCTTCATGGCGGTCAAGAGTTTATGCAGTATGACCCAGATATGTGGGCATCAGGCGTAGGTGGGCCAACCAATGGTATGCTCAAGGCAGCGCAAGAATTAAAGGCTGAGTATGGAGTAGATCCATTGTTCATGCCGTGGAGTATGACTCCTAGTGGTGGTGACTTTGCCCACATGACAGGTCAGGCGATGCTATCGTTTGCCAGTAAGTACATGGCTAAAGGCCCGAAGAAGAAGCTCAACAAGTACATTGAAAGCATCCTGCCAGATTGGGTAGGTCTTGATAATCCAGAAATGATGAAGCAGTGGGGTACAATCCCTGACAAGAAGCGCAAGCTCATTATGAAGGATATGGACGTAAACTACCGTAACGATGGCAGTATTACTCAGGCACAGGCCCGACTTGCAGTAGCAGATCCTAGTCAGTTAAAGAAGATTGATGGCAGCTTCCAGAATGTTGGCCTATTTGACGTTGACGCTGGACTAAACCCTGCAGGTGGTAATGCCACATACGGCATGGGTGTACGTGGATCAGCTAAGGGAGTATTAGATCAGGGCGAAGACATCCCTACCATATTTGATATAAACGCACGTAAACTAGCTAGGGGAACGTACCAGAGTAAGGCTAGGAAGGGTGAGTTTAAAGAAGGGCCACAAGGCCCAGACTACCTATCAACAAGAGACAACCAGCGAAGGGCTTTGGAGATGGGGCCATTCGGTGGAGTCATAGACGAGAAGCTACTACGCGACCTGTCAGATCAGGGCTTTAAGATTGATGCTAACGGCTATGTAACTGCAGCAGCCGCAGCAGGCGGTTTATTAGCTATGACTGCTAGTGATGATAGCGAGGCTGGTGTAGTAGGTGTTGTTAAGCGTCTAATTGAGGCAGGTTACCCAGAGTCTACAGCGATGAAGATTGCTACTGGTGAGCTACCTATGGACTACGCTAGTCGTATGGCTAGGGCTACTGAGCAGAATTTTACAGATAAAGCCTATCATTTAGGTAATGATGCTGTAATACAAGGAAATAACCTTGTCACCTACACAGATACAGGCATTGAATCATTTAAGCCACAAGGCGGTCTAAGTTCATGGTTTTCTAAAGATACGCCATATATCTCGCAAAGCTACAATAAAGGATTAGCTGATGGCGCAATGCCAGCCTCATACCCTGTTTTAATTAACACTAGCGGCATGGAAAAAACTAGCGCAATGCTTCCATCTTTGAGAAGTTACCCAAGTAAGGCACAGCATTGGTCAGAAATAAGCTCACCAAAAGTTTTTGATTCAGATGCAGAAGAAATACTAGAGTTAAGCAATACAGGTGTCGAGTTTCCTATTTATGAGGGTAGAAACATGACTACTAATATGCTGGCTATGGGTACTGGTCTAAGGGGTGCTGATGGCCTTGTTATTGATAATGTAATTGACATTGGCCCACGCGCACCAAAAATAAATCAATCTTTAAGAAGCATGGGTATAGACCCTAAAGAATGGATGGAAGAATACTCTGCTACAGGAGGGCCAGTAGTTGCAGTACGAGATGGCTCTAAAGTTAGGTCATCTATGAGTGCAGCCTTTGATCCAGATCAGGTAAACACTAATAACTTACTAGCTACCAACCCAGCAGCAACATTAGGCGCTTTACTGTTTGGTGGTGGTATAGGTCAGGAGGCTCAAGGTCTAGCAGCTCACGCTCAAGGTAATACTGACGCTTACCTAACGGCAGAAGAGAAAGCATACCGAGATGGCAGGAAGGAGTTTGATAACTTCTTTGCCGATGATATAGGCTATGATCGTGCTGATTTGCTACCATTTAGGGTTAATGAAGAAACAGGCGAGACTGAGTTTGCAACACCTGAGATGATTAAGGGCTTACTCAGCGCGTTCTATGATTATGGTCAGCTACCTAAGTCTGGTATATTGAATCCACAATCACTAGAAGAGATGATATAATGCTGGAAACTATAGGTACATAAATGGCAATTTCAACATACGCAGAGCTACAGGCTTCAATCGCTAACTTCTTAAACCGCGATGACCTGACAGCTACTATTCCAGACTTCATTGCCTTGGCAGAGTCTTCTATCAGTAACGAGGTACGCCACTGGCGTATGGAGACACGCTCTGAAACAACGGTGGATAGCCAGTTTACTGGGATACCTAGCGATTGGTTGGCTACTATTAGGTTTCATTTGGAAACTGACGGTACGACTGACCTACGATATTTATCACGCGCTGAAATACAGGCAATGAGAGCTAATCGGGATGACTCTACGGGCATCCCAAAGTTCTATGGACATAGCGCAGGCCAGTTTGAAGTCATGCCTACCCCAGATAGTGCGTATAGCTCAGTGTTGAACTACTACGCTAAGGTTCCTACGCTAACGGATAGTGCCACGACTAACTGGTTGTTAACACATTACCCAGACGTTTACCTATACGGTGCTTTACTACACTCAGCACCTTACTTAAAAGAAGACCAACGCGCCCAAACATGGGCTGCTTTGTACACATCGGCTGTAGAGCGAGTTAATGACGCGAGCAGTAAATCAACAGCGTCTGGCTCTGGCCTACGCTTAAATATTAGGGCTTATTAACATGGCATTTACTACATTCCTACAAAATGAACTACTAGACCATGCGTTTCGTAATGCGGCTTATACAGCGCCTACGACTGTCTATGTCGGTCTTTACACTTCAGCTACTGGCGTTGGTGGTACAGGTACAGAAGTCTCAGGCGGCTCATATGCCCGTCAATCAATGGCTTTTGATGCTTCAGCCTCTGGCACTATGGATAATACCTCTGCTGTAGAGTTTCCAACGGCTTCGGCTAGCTGGGGTACGATTACCCATACGGCTGTATTGGATGCTTCTTCAGGCGGCAACATGCTTGCCCAGACTGCTCTAACGGCTAGTAAGACGATTGCTAGTGGTGACGTATTCCGATTCCAAGCTGGTGAATTCGACATAACCCTAGCTTAATAATGAATGGTTATGGTGCAGCTAACTTTGGCGTTAACATCTATGGGCAAGCTGCCTATGTAGACGCTATTGCAGCTATTAGTGCCGCATCATCTGCAACGGCTAATGGTCAGCAGGTAGATCAAGGTGCTGCTGTTATTGCGGCTGTATCAACTGTTGTAGCGTCAGGTCAGATAATCTACCAAGCATCTGCTAACCTAACGGCTGCTTCTACGATTGCGGCTACAGGCCAGATGTATGCTAATGGTATAGCGTCAATAACTGCAGCAAGTACGGCTTCAGCGGCTGGTACGCTAGTATTACAGGCTAACGCTGCCATTACTGCGGCATCTACCACAACGGCTACGGGCGTATATGTAGTATCGGCAAGTGCTGAGGTTGACGCCATATCTAGTGCCACATCTAACGGTGCGGCTATTATGGCTGGATCTGCTGGCATTACCGCTGCATCTAGCATGACAGCTACAGCCCGTCACAAATACGAACCTATACCAGCAGACTCTGCTGTATGGGACGAACTACCTCTTGATAGTGCAGTCTGGGGAGCGTTACCAACCGATAGCGCCACATGGACTAATTTATAGTATAATGCAACCAGATCAACGAATAGGATAGAGCAATGGCAGACACAACTACAACTAACTATGGTTTAACCAAACCAGAAGTAGGCGCCTCAGAAGATACGTGGGGAACTAAAGTCAATACAGACATGGACTTAGTAGACGCGCAGATGAAGGTTAACGCTAACGCTATAGCTGCTACTGTTGTTGTCGCTAACGCTGCCTTGCCTAAAGCTGGCGGCACGATGACGGGTAACATTGCCACTAAGGGTATCAGTGCAGTCACATCAGGTACATCAAACTTCGTAGCAGGTGTTAACGCTGGTAACTCTATTGTATCTGGTGGTAACTA